CGCCCCCCCGGGCTCTTTTTGTGTCCCGGCCGCTCGGTGCCGCCTCAAGCGGAAAGGACACATTATGAAAATCAAATACGCATTCTTGGACGGAACAGTGACAGAGGTTGAGGTTTCTGACGAAATCGGTGCCGTAATCATCGACAGCCGTAAGGCGGAGCACGCGCAGGACGAGCGTCATCGCTACCATTGCTACTCCTACGACGCCATCGACTACGAGGGCGAAGAATACGGTGCTTGCGACGAATATGCCGTAGAGGATGATTCGGCAGAACAGACCGCTCGTATCCGAGAAGCCTTCTCGCATTTGACTGCCACCCAGCAGCGCCGGCTTCGACTGTACGCAAACGGCAAGACCCTGCGGGAAATCGCTGCCATCGAAGAGGCCAGCTTTCAGTCTGTTTCCGAGTCCATCGAGGCAGGCAGAAAAAAGTTTTTGAAAATTTTCCGCCAGACACCCTGACAAATCCCCGATTTTTCTGGGTACACCGGAAGGCAACAAAATACAAGCCCTCCGGAAAGGACGGTAACCCCGTATGAGACACAACTTGAATATCCGTGTTTCAGACAAGCCCAAAAACGGTGGTGTAGTTGCTTGCAGAACGGTCAGCATCCGTGAAAAGCTCTTCACCCTGCTCCTGGGTCCCAAGCAGAAGGTCATGGTCGTGGTTCCCGGCAACACGGTCGAGTCCATTGCCATCACCGAAGTTCCGATGGGAGGTGGCACACATGAGTAAGGTCAAGCTCCTGCTCGATGTGGTCGAGGATCTTCGCTCCCTGGCGGACAGCGTTCAGGCTGTGGCAGATGCCATGCTGCAGAACGAACCGACTGTCGATGCAGAGCCGAAGGCACCCGCACCTGCTCCCCAAAAGGAACTGACGCTGGAAGAAGTCCGAGCAGTTCTCGGTGAAAAGAGCCGAGCCGGATTCACGACCGAGATTCAGGCGCTCCTTAAAAAGTACGGCGCTCCGAAGCTCTCCGGCATCGACCCCAAGCACTATGAGGCGCTACTCAAGGATGTGGAGGTGCTGAAAGATGCCCCCTAATCGTCACGCAGTCCTCTCGGCATCCTCCTCCCACCGCTGGCTTCACTGCAATCCATCCGCTCGGCTGGAATTGGAGTTTGAGGACAGAGAAACAGAAGCCGCAGCCGAAGGCACCGCCGCTCATGCGCTGGCGGAACACAAGCTCCGCAAAGCTCTGAAGATGCGCTCCACCCGCCCGGTCAGCAAGTACGACTCCGACGAAATGGAACTGTACACGGACGGTTATGTGGAATTCGTTCTGGAAGCCTTCGAGGAGGCCCGGCAGGATTGCCCGGACCCAAAGGTGCTCATTGAGCAGCGGCTGGACTTCTCCTGCTATGTGCCGGACGGTTTCGGGACCGGCGACTGCCTCATCGTGGCAGACAAGCTCCTCCACATTATCGATCTGAAGTACGGCCAGGGCGTGTTGGTGAATGCCGAGGAAAATCCGCAGATGATGCTGTATGCGCTCGGCGCACTCCGTATCTTCGATTGTCTCTACGACATTGAGACAGTTTCTATGACCATCTACCAGCCGCGCCGAGAGAATGTCAGCACCTGGGTCATTTCCGTTGCCGAGCTTCGGGATTGGGCGGAAAAGACACTGAAACCCAAGGCCGAGCTTGCCTTCAAAGGCGAAGGTGAATACTGCCCCGGAAGCTGGTGCCAATTCTGCAAGGCGGCGGTCAAGTGCCGAGCCAGAGCTGATGCCAAGCTCCAACTTGCCAAATACGAGTTTGCCCAGCCGCCTCTGCTTTCCGATGCTGAGATCGGCGACATTCTCGGCAAGCTGGATGACCTCACTAAATGGGCAAATGAACTCATGGCCTACGCCCAGGAAGCAGCGGTCAACCACGGAAAACAGTGGCCCGGCTACAAGCTGGTGGAGAGCCGCACCAATCGCAAGTACACCGATGAGGATGCCGTTGTCGCTGCTGCCCGTGCGGCCGGGTATACCGACATCTTCAAGAAGTCCCTCATTCCCATCACTGAGATGGAGAAGCTCATGGGCAAAAAGACCTTTGCTGAGGTGCTCGGCAGTCTGGTCATTAAGCCCAAAGGAAAGCCGACGCTCGTTCCCGCATCCGACCGGCGTCCGGCTATTTCGACCACGGGTGCAAAACAAGACTTTACCGACTATAAAGGAGAACTGTAATTATGGCTAACAAGATGAATTCGACCAAAGTTGTGACCGGCGTTGTCCGCCTGTCCTACGCAAACGTGTGGGAGCCTGCCTCCATCAACGGCAGCAACCCCAAGTATTCCGTGTCCCTCATTATCCCGAAATCCGATAAGCAGACCCTCGACGCCATCAACGCCGCCGTGGACGCTGCCATCAAGGAGGGCGTCGCCAAGTTCGGCGGGAAGATCCCCAACAAGGCGGCTCTGAAGCTCCCGCTCCGTGACGGCGATACCGAGCGTGACGATGAAGCCTACAAGAACAGCTTCTTCGTGAACGCCAACAGCACTACCGCCCCTCAGATCGTGGACCGCAGCGTTCAGCCGATCCTTGACCGCTCCGAGGTGTATTCCGGCTGCTACGCCAGAGTGTCCGTAAACTTCTACGCCTTCAATTCCAACGGTAACCGCGGCATCGCCTGTGGTCTTGGCAACATCCAGAAGGTTCGTGACGGTGAGCCTCTCGGTGGCAAGTCCTCTGCGGCTGACGATTTCGCCACCGACCTGGACGACGACTTCCTGTCCTGAGAAAGGAGTGCAACACAATGGAACTGATTCAGAACATCCTGGTAACCGCCCTCCTTGGCATCTGGGCCTGCCTCAGCATCGGCTTCTTCGTTTGGTTGGTGCAGGGCATCAGCAATGACCACAAGCGTGAAAAGCGTGAGAAGGAACAGGCTTCCCGTGACCTGGAATACCACGAGAAGCGCATGAAGGAATTCAAGTAACCCCAGACGGCTCTGTGGGTGGCAGAAATTGACCTCTGCCACCCATATTCCGTAGGAAGGAATGCGTATGAAAACACTTAGCATCGATATCGAGACCTTCTCCTCCGAAAACCTCACCAAGTGCGGCGTGTACCGCTATGCCGAAGCCCCAGACTTTGAGGTGCTGCTCTTCGGCTACTCCGCAGACGGTGCTCCGGTGAAGGTCGTGGATCTGGCTGCCGGAGAAACGATTCCTGCTGATGTCCGCTCTGCGCTGACCGACCCTGCCGTGACCAAATGGGCATTCAATGCACAATTCGAGCGCGTGTGTCTGTCCCGCTATCTTGGATACCCAACCGGACAATATCTCGACCCGTCCTCCTGGCACTGCACGATGGTCTGGGCGGCGACCCTTGGACTGCCGCTTTCGCTGGAAGGCGTCGGTGCCGTGCTGGGTCTGGAAAAGCAGAAGCTCAAAGAAGGCAAAGACCTCATCCGGTATTTCTGCACTCCGGCAAAAGCAAGAGACGGTTCGCCCATTCGACATTATCCGACAGATGCGCTGGAGAAATGGTCGCTTTTCAAAGCCTACAACCTTCGGGATGTGGAAACGGAAATGTCCATTCAGCAGAAGCTCTCCAAGTTCCCGGTCACGGAGTCGGAGTGGCGTAACTACACCCTCGACCAGCAGATCAATGACCGGGGCATCATGCTCGACCGCACCCTCGTCACCCAGGCGATTCGCTGTGATGAACACTTCAAGCGGACGCACATGGAGCAGGCTCGCTCCGTCACCGGCTTGGATAACCCCAACAGTCCGGTGCAGCTCAAAGCATGGCTTGCCGAAAAAGGTGTGGAGGCAGATTCGCTATCCAAAGCCGCCGTGGCAGAAATGCTTGAAAAAGCGGACGGAGCAATCGAACTTGCCCTCTCCCTGCGGCAGGAGCTTGCCAAAAGCAGCGTCAAGAAATACACCGCCATGCAGACGGTGGTCGGTTCGGATGATCGAGCCAGAGGTCTGATCCAGTTTTACGGTGCCAACCGCACCGGTCGCTATGCCGGTCGACTCATCCAGGTGCAGAACCTGCCGCAGAACCATCTGCCGGATCTGGATATCGCACGTGCACTGGTCCGCAGTGGCAATACGGACGCCGTGGAAATGCTCTATGACTCCGTACCGCTGGTACTGTCCGAGCTTATCCGCACCGCTTTTGTGCCGAAACCCGGCTGCCGCTTTTATGTGGCAGACTTCTCCGCCATCGAGGCGAGAGTCATCGCATGGATTGCCGGGGAGCATTGGCGGCAGGAGGTTTTTGCAAAGGGTGGCGACATTTACTGCGCTTCCGCTTCGCAGATGTTCCATGTCCCCGTGGAAAAGCACGGCGTGAACGGGCATCTGCGGCAGAAAGGGAAAATTGCCGAGCTGGCTCTTGGCTACGGTGGCTCCGTGGGTGCGCTGAAAGCAATGGGCGCACTGAACTACGGCTTACAGGAAGAAGAACTGAAACCGCTGGTGGATGCCTGGCGTCTGTCCAACCCCCATATTACAAAGTTCTGGTGTGATGTGGACAAAGCAGCTTCCACCTGCGTCCGAGAGCGAACTGCCACAGAAACGCACGGCATTCGCTTCTATTATCAGAGCGGCATGATGTTCGTGGTGCTGCCTTCCGGCAGACGGCTCGTGTATGTGAAGCCGAAAATGGGTCTGAACCGCTTCGGCAATGAGTCCGTGACCTATGAAGGTGTCGGCGAACAGAAAAAGTGGCTGCGGCTGGAAAGCTACGGACCCAAGTTCGTGGAGAACATCGTCCAGGCAACAGCAAGGGACATCCTTGCGGAAGCCATGCTCCGGCTGAATGCTGCCGGGTACCGCATCGTCATGCACGTCCACGATGAAGCGGTCATCGAAGCACCGCCGGATACTTCTTTGGAGAATATCTGCTCCGTCATGGGGCAAACGCCCACTTGGGCATCGGGGCTGCTGCTCCGAGCAGATGGCTATGTCTGCGATTTTTATAAGAAAGACTGAGGTGACCCAAATGGGAGTCAATAAATTTAATTGCGAGGGGTATTACGACCCCACTGCCTACGAGGCACTGACGAAAATTGAGAAAGAAGCAAAGGCACTTCGAGCCTTCCGTCCTGTGGTGTATATCTGCTCTCCGCTGGCCGGGGATATGTTGAAAAACCAGGAGAACGCCCGTACTTACTGCCGCTTCGCCGTGGAAGCTGGGTGCGTACCCATCGCGCCGCACATCTATTTCACCCAATTCATGAACGACAATGACCACAAGGAGCGTGACCTGGCACTATTCATGGACATCGTTCTGCTCTCCAAATGCGCCGAGCTGTGGGTATTCGGAGAGAAAATCACCAGCGGCATGAGCATTGAGATCGAGAAGGCCAAGCGGAAAGGACAGCTTATCCGCTACTTTACCGAAACCTGTGAGGAGGTACACAGATGAAGATCGCAGTCGGCAACAGCCGCATGGATAAAAAGTGGAAGAACCAGGACATCTCCTGGGCGGATCTCTGCGCCCGCTGCGGCAGCACCATCCGCACCACGGAAACGGTTGAAGAATACCGCAAGCTAAAAAAGGGTCAGCAGGACGGCATCAAGGATGTGGGCGGCTTCGTCGGAGGGCATCTTCGGGAAGGTCGCCGCAAAAACGGCATGGTGCTGTGCCGCTCTCTGCTTACCTTGGATATGGACTATGGCACCCCGGATATCTGGGATGAAATTACGCTGTTCCACGATTTCAAGTGCTGCGTCTATTCCACCCATAAACACACGCCGGAGCATCCCCGCCTTCGTTTGCTCATTCCGCTGAAACGGGAGATCAGCGAGGAGGAATATCCGGCAGTCGCCCGCATGGTGGCAAAGGAGATCGGCACTGACCTCTTTGACGATACCACCTACGAGGCATCCCGGCTCATGTATTGGCCTTCCACCTCTGCCAACGGCGAGTTTTTCTACAAGGTGCAGGACGGCGCAGAGCTTGACCCGGATGAGTACCTTTCCCGTTACGACGATTGGCACGATGCCTCCACCTGGCCCGTATCCAGTCGCCAGTCCGAGGTGGTACAGCACAGCATTGCCCAGCAGGCCGATCCGCTGACGAAGCCAGGTGTGGTGGGGGCTTTCTGCCGTGCCTATACCGTGGAGGAAGCCATCGATGCCTTTCTCTCGGAAGTGTATGCGCCGTCTGCGATGAACGGCCGTTACGACTATATCCCCGCCGATTCGTCTGCCGGTGTCATCGTCTACGACGGCAAGTTCGCATACAGCCACCATGCCACAGACCCCGTCTGCGGTCGGCTGCTGAACGCCTTCGATCTGGTGCGACTGCACCGCTTCCGTGACCTGGACGATAAGTGCGCCCCGGATACCGCTCCCAGCAAGCTGCCGTCCTTCCAGGCGATGTCGGACTTTGCCCTTAAAGACGAGAATGTTAAGGCGGTTTTTGCCAAGGAACGCAAAGCCCAGGCAAATGAGGAGTTCTCGGACGAGGACTGGCAGAAAGCCTTAGAGCTGGACAAGGCCGGCAAGGTAAAAAACACGCTGCAGAACCTCACCGTAATCCTCATGAACGACCCGCTTCTGAAACCGCTGGTGTTCAATCAGCTTCTGGACGGCATGGAGATCAAGGGCGATGTGCCTTGGCGGCACCCCTCGAAATTCTGGCGGGATGCGGATGATGCCCAGCTCATCAGCTATGTGGATTCCCACTACGGCACCTTCTCCGCTCGAAACTATGACATTGCCGTGGCGAAGGTCACGGACGACCGCTCCTACCATCCCATTCGGGAGTTCATTGAAAATCTGCCGGAGTGGGACAAGGTTCCCCGTGTGGACACGCTGCTCATCGACTACCTCGGTGCCGATGACAACGAATATGTCCGTGCCGTCACCCGGAAGACCCTCTGCGCCGCCATCAAGCGTGTGCTGTATCCCGGCTGCAAATTTGACTCCATGCTTGTGCTGAACGGTCCCCAGGGTGTCGGTAAAAGCACCCTTATCGCCAAGCTGGCCGGAGAGTGGTTTTCGGACAGTCTGAACCTGGGCGACACCAAGGATAAGACCGCTGCAGAGAAATTGCAGGGGTACTGGATTTTGGAGATCGGCGAACTGGCAGGTCTGAAGAAGGCCGAGGTGGAAACGCTGCGTTCCTTCCTCTCCCGTCAGAACGACATTTACCGTGCGGCATTCGGCAAACGGGCGACGCCGCATCTGCGCCAGTGCGTGTTCTTCGGCACAACCAACGCCGAGTCCGGCTATCTCCGTGACACCACCGGAAACCGTCGCTTCTGGCCGGTCAAGACGCCGGGTTCGGGCATCAAGCACTCCTGGGATCTGACCCCGGAGCTGATCTGCCAGATCTGGGCGGAAACGCTGGTGTATGTGAAGCAGGGCGAGAAGCTCTATCTGAGTGCCGAGTTGGAAGCACTGTCCAAGGCTGAACAGCGGGAGGCTATGGAGTCCGACGAGCGTGAAGGGCTTGTCCGGCTGTATCTCGACACGCTGCTCCCGGAGGATTGGGACGGCATGGACATCTTCGAGCGCCGCAACTTCCTCACAGGCAGCGACTTCGGCGATACCCAAAAGCACGGTACGGTCAAGCGCACCCAGGTGTCCAACATGGAGATCTGGTGCGAGTGCTTCGGCAAGGAACGTGCCAATATCCGCAGAACGGACAGCAACGAGCTGACCGCCATCCTTGCCCGTCTTGGCTGGAAGCGGCTGGACAGCAAGGTGCGTATCCCGCTCTACGGTCCGCAGTACGTCTTTGTTCCCAAGGAGTGTTCCTAATGAAAATGACTGTACCCGACATCCTTCGGAACAAGTTCCGGGGAGAAGCATACCCGCTCGGCACATTTATGGGAACACCTCATGGGAACGGCGGCGGCCCCATAAGTACCAAAGAAAACAGGCGGTCTTGTTCCTGTGTTCCTAACCTTTCTTATATATCGAAAAAAGAAGGAATAAAGAGCAACAAGCACGCAATACCCGCATTTGCGCGCGTAAAGGACTTTTCGGGTTTTGAGAACACAGGAGGTCATTATGCGTGAGAAAACGATAGAAGCAAAGCTGGTGCAGGCTGTACGCACAAAAGGCGGTCTTGCACCGAAGTTTACAAGCCCCGGCCTTGATGGAGTACCGGACCGTCTGGTACTCCTGCCCGGCGGCAGAATCGCCTTCATTGAGTTGAAAGCACCGGGCAAAACACTCCGCCCTCTGCAAGTAAGGCGAAAAAGGCAGTTAGAAGCACTCGGCTTTTCGGTGTACTGCATCGATAGCCCCGAACAGATTGGAGGGATACTCAGTGAAATACAAGGCGCATGACTACCAGGCGTATGCCACGAACTTCATCCTGGAGCATCCAATCTCCGCTGTATTCCTCGACATGGGTCTTGGTAAGAGCATCATCACGCTTTCCGCCATCTTCGACCTTTGCCTCGACAGTTTTCTGGTTCGCAAGGTGCTGGTCATCGCTCCGCTGCGTGTCGCCAGAGATACATGGCCTGCGGAGATCCACAAGTGGGATCATCTGCATGGGCTGACCTACTCGGTGGCTGTCGGTACAGAAGCAGAGCGCAAGGCGGCACTCCGGCAGCGGGTCAGCGTGTACATCATCAACCGGGAGAATGTCCAGTGGCTCATTGAGGAGAGCGGCATCCCTTTCGACTACGACATGGTGGTCATCGATGAGCTGTCCTCCTTCAAGAGCTATCAGGCAAAGCGGTTCAGAACTCTTCTGAAAGTCCGTCCCGGCATCAAGCGCATCGTGGGCCTGACCGGCACGCCAAGCAGCAACGGTCTTATGGATCTCTGGGCAGAGTTCCGCATCCTCGATATGGGCAAGCGGCTCGGTCGGTTCATCACCCATTACCGCAACACCTTCTTCCGCCCGGACAAGCGCAACGGACAGGTGGTGTTCAGCTACAAGCCGCTGCCCGGTGCGGAGGAACAGATCTACGATGCCATCTCCGACATCACCATCTCCATGAAAGCCGTCGACCATTTGGATATGCCGGAATGCGTTCATAATGACGCCATTGTGACGCTATCCGAAACAGAGCGCAAAGCCTACGATGCCATGAAACAAGACCTGGTTATCTCGCTGAAAGGCGAAGAAATCGATGCCGGGAACGCCGCAGCACTTGCGAATAAGCTCTCCCAGATGGCAAACGGAGCAGTCTACGGAGAGGACAAGCGTGTGTTTCAGATACACGACCGCAAGCTGGATATGCTGGAGGATCTCATCGAAGCCGCAAATGGGAAGCCCGTCCTTGTGGCGTACTGGTTCAAGCACGACCTGGAGCGCATCTCCGAGCGGCTGCACAAACGGCACATCCCGTTCAGTCTGCTGGACGATTCCGACAGCATCCGCAGATGGAACAGCGGTGAGCTGCCCGTGGCACTCATCCACCCGGCTTCTGCCGGTCATGGGCTGAACCTGCAGGCAGGCGGCTCGACCCTCGTCTGGTTTGGGCTGACCTGGTCGCTGGAGCTTTACCAGCAGACCAACGCCCGACTGTGGCGACAGGGGCAGACCGCCGATACCGTGGTCATTCACCACATTATTGCCAAAGACACCATCGATGAGCGCATCATGACTGCGCTCCGTAAAAAAGAAAAGACCCAGACCGCACTTATCGATGCGGTCAAGGCCAACTTGGAGGGATGAGAATGGAAACCTGTTACACAAACCTCGCAAACGCTATTATTCTGGCGGCAGCGAAAGACCATCGCCGTGCGCTGCGCCGTTTGAAGAAATACCCCTGGGACAAGGATGCCGAATCCGTCAAAAAGGATTGTGAGCGGTTCTTCCGCTCCGGCTGGTTTCAGACGCTTACTTCTCTGGACGGTGAGGTGCTGATCGAAAAACTACACCGGGAGGTGTACGGCGTATGACGGCAAAAGAATATCTCAGTCAGGCATACCGCCTCGACCAGCGTATCGATTCCAACATTGCGGAGATCACCCGCCTGCGGGAAATGGCCTGCGGTATCTCCTCTCCGTCCTGGGAGGAGAAAGTGCAGACCTCTCGCAACACGGATGCGCCCTTCGTGCGGTGCCTGGAAAAGATCATGGACCTTGAAAAAGTGGTCAACAGTGAGATTGACACCCTCGTTGACTTGAAACGGCAGATCCGCACGACTGTGGACACCGTTGCCAATGTCAACGAGCGCATGGTTCTCCGCTACCGCTACATCCACAACATGACCTGGGAGCAGATCGGCGGAGAGTTGAACGCAGATGAAAGCACCATTCGCAGATGGCATAAGGCAGCTCTTTCGGCGGTAGTTGTACCCGATGACCCGATTCGGATCTGAAAGGCGCCGGAAATACCCGCCTTTGTCGGTAGATGCCCACCTCGCCATTATGCTATGATATAATCAGCGAAAAAGAATCGAGGACAGCCTCATGGGAGCAATCCCGTGGGGCTTTTCTTATGCCCGAAGGAGGTGAAACGATGCCGAAGAAACCGTTGCGACCCTGCTCTCATCCCGGCTGCCCCAACCTCTGTGAAGGACAGTTTTGTGAACAGCACCGTGTGGAGGAACGCCGCAGGTACGACAAATACGAGCGCAGCTCCGATGTCAACCGCAAGTACGGCAGAGCGTGGAAACGCATCCGTGACCGCTATGCGGCAGAGCATCCTCTCTGTGAGATGTGCCTCAAAGAAGGTCGGCTGACGCCGGTACAGGAAGTTCACCACATTCTGCCCGTTTCCAAAGGCGGTACTCACGCAAGGGACAACCTCATGAGCCTTTGTCAGTCCTGCCACACCAAGATCCACCACGACCTCGGCGACCGGTAGGGGGATGAAAATCTCCGGGACCTTTTCGGTCGGGCAACGGCCCGGGGTCACGTGCGCGAAAAAGGCGAAATCAAAAGGGTAATTAAGGGAGGTGAACTCGGATGCCCACAAAATCGAATAACACAGGCGGGCGCGGCGGCGCAAGACCCGGTGCGGGAAGAAAGAAATCCGCAGTCAAGGACAAAGCCGAAAACGGTAATCCCGGCGGCAGAAAACTTGAAGTGCTGGATATTCCCGAAGTCGAGGGTGTTGCTATGCCGAAGCCCCATGATTTTCTTTCTGCCGAGCAGCGGGACGGAAGTGTCCTGCAGGCGCAGGAAATCTACACGGAAACCTGGCAATGGCTCAAAGGCATTGGCTGTGCCGCAAAGGTGTCGCCGCAGCTTTTGGAGCGCTATGCCATGTGTTCCGCTCGTTGGGTGCAGTGCGAGGAAATGACCAACCGCATGGGTTTCCTCTCCAAGCACCCCACCACGGGAAAGCCGATCCCGTCCCCGTTTATCAATATCGGCATCAATTACATGAACCAGGCGGTTCGGCTCTGGAATGAGATATTCCAGATCGTGAAAGAAAACTGCAGCACGGAATACGGCGAGTCTACGCCGCAGGATGACCTTATGGAACGCCTGCTCCGTGCGAGAAAGGGGTAACACCATGTTTGAAAAAGTAAATCCCTGCCACCCGGACAAGGTGGCGGACAGAATTGCCGGTGCGCTTGTCGACCTGGCATACAAGAAAGCAGAAAATCCCCGCATTGCCGTGGAAGCACTCATCGGTCACGGCGTGTGCTACATCATTGCGGAGGCTTCGGTGAGTATTCCGATAGAGGAAATCACCGCCGCCGTTCACCGCATTGCTGGAAACCTCGCTGTGGACTATGTGGAAGTGCCGCAGGACGGTCATCTCGCCGACAACCAGGCAGACGGTGTCCGCTGCGGCGATAACGGCATCTTCAAGGGAATGCCCGTGACCGAAGAGCAGAAAATGCTGTCGCAGATCGCACGGAACATTTTCTCCGTGTATCCAAATGACGGCAAGTACATCCTGGACGGTGACCGGCTCATTCTTTGCCAAAGCAATGCACCCTCGGATGCTCTCCGAAAGCTGTACCCCAATGCGGAGATCAATCCGCTGGGCGATTGGACGGGCGGCACCGATGTGGACACCGGCGCTGCCAACCGCAAGCTCGGCTCCGACATGGCCGACTCGGTGACAGGCGGCGGTCTGCACGGCAAAGACCTATCCAAAGCAGATGTCAGCGTAAACATTTACGCTTTCCTCAAAGCCCAGGAGATCGGTGAACCTGTGATGCTCTGCTGCGCTATTGGGGACGATGCCGTGGATGGTAGACCGTATGAGGAAATTGTCGAAACTGCTCGAAAATACATCTCCGACCTCGGCGGCTTCGAGAAGTTTGCGGAATGGGGGCTGGTTTGATGAAAACAACGACTGAGATGCAGCTCGTTCCCATTATAAAGCTGGTTCCCTATGTCAACAACGCCCGGACACACAGCCCGGAACAGATCAATAAGCTCCGCTCCTCGCTCCGTGAGTTCGGTTTTATCAATCCTGTCATCATCGACCGTGACTATGGCGTAATTGCCGGTCACGGTCGTATTCTTGCCGCCAAGGAGGAAGGCATCACCGAAGTGCCGTGTGTCTTTGCCGACCACCTCACCGAAGCGCAGAAGAAAGCCTATATCATTGCCGACAACCGTATGGCGATGGACGCAGGCTGGGATGAAGAACTTCTGCGTGTGGAGATCGAGTCTTTGCAGGCAGCGGACTTTGACCCGCTCCTCACCGGCTTTGACGAAAAGGAACTGTCCAAGCTCTTTGACGATGGCATTGAAGCCGAAGAGGATGATTTCGATGTGGATGCCGAGCTGCAAAAGCCGACCTTCACCAAGTCCGGCGACATCTGGACGCTGGGACGGCACCGACTCATCTGCGGTGACAGTACCAAGGAGGAAACCTACGCCGCCCTCATGGACGGTCGTAAAGCGAACCTCGTCATCACCGACCCGCCCTACAATGTGAATTATGAAGGCAGCGCCGGGAAAATCAAAAACGACAACATGGCATCGGAGAAGTTTTTTGACTTTCTCTTCGATGCCTTTTCCAATATGGAGAAGGTCATGGCGGACGATGCCTCCATCTATGTGTTCCACGCCGACACCGAGGGGCTGAATTTCCGCAAGGCGTTTGATGCCGCAGGGTTCTATCTCTCCGGCTGCTGTATCTGGAAAAAGCAGTCCCTCGTGCTGGGTCGCAGTCCCTATCAGTGGCAGCACGAGCCGTGCCTCTACGGCTGGAAGAAGAAAGGCAAGCACCAGTGGTACACCGGGCGCAAAGAGTCCACCATTTGGGAGTTCGACAAGCCCAAGAAAAACGGCGACCATCCTACCATGAAGCCGATTCCGCTGCTTGCCTATCCCATTCAGAACAGCTCTATGGCAAACTCCGTGGTGCTCGACCCCTTCGGCGGCTCCGGTTCTACGCTCATTGCCTGTGAGCAGACCGACCGCATCTGCTATACCATCGAACTGGATGAGAAGTTCTGCGACGTCATTGTAAAACGGTACATCGAGCAGGTCGGCTCGGATGAAAAGGTCAGCGTTCTGCGGGATGGGAAAGTACTGCCCTTCACTGAGGTGGCAAATACCGCACCGGAGGTGTGAGCGTGAAAGAGCAATATCACCTTGTTTCCTTTTCCGGCGGCAAGGACTCAACCGCCATGCTTCTTGGGATGCTGGAGCGCGACATGAAAATTGACTGCATTCTTTTCTGTGATACAGGGCTTGAATTTCCTGCTATGTATGATCATATCGCAAAGGTTGAAAAGGACATCGGTCGGAAAATTACCAGCGTCAGAGCCGAGCATACCTATGAGGAACTCATGTTTGATGTTCCGGTACGGCGTAGTGCAGATTCGCCTGTCGTCCGGCAATACGGAGTGCAATTGAATGGCTACGGATGGCCTGGCCCTCGGCAGCGGTGGTGTACCACACGGCTCAAGGCGATGCCGTGAGAGCGTTTTCTGAGGGAACTGCGGAAACAGTATGAGGTCATTGAATATGTCGGCATTGCCGCCGATGAGCAATATCGCCTGGAACGAGCGAACAATCAGAATCCCAACCACCGACACCCGTTGGTAGATTGGGGCTGGACGGAGCGCGACTGCCTGCGGTATTGCTATGAGCGTGGATATGATTGGGATGGCCTGTATGAGCATTTCAAGCGCGTGTCCTGCTGGTGCTGTCCGCTGCAATCGTTGACGGAGCTGCGGGAGCTGCATCAGCACTTTCCAGGGCTTTGGGAGCAACTGAAAACATGGGATAAACGAACCTGGCGAAACTTCCGTGCCGACTACAGCGTGGAGAATTTGGAGGTTCGTTTTTTGTTGGAGCGCGAGTGGACGGCTGCCGGAAAGTCTATCCGAAGCAGAGCGTTCTACACTGCGCTGAGAGAACGATTGGAGGCATCCAGATGAAAACTGAAAAGCCTTTGACCCTCGGAAGCCTCTTTGACGGCTCCGGGGGTTTTCCGTTGGGCGGACTGCTTGCCGGTATCACTCCCGTGTGGGCTTCGGAAATCGAGCCATTTCCCATTCGGGTGACCACCAAACGTCTGCCTTTTATGAATCATTACGGGAACATTTCCGCTATGGACGGTGGCAGAATCGAACCCGTGGACATTATCACCTTCGGCAGCCCGTGCCAGGACATGAGCGTGGCAGGCCGAAGAGACGGCTTGGACGGAGCGCGTTCCAGCCTTTTCTATGAAGCCGTCCGAATCATCAAAGAAATGAGGTGTGCCACCGATGGCAAATATCCAAGATGGATCTGTTGGGAGAATGTTCCCGGTGCCTTCTCCTCGAACAAGGGTGAGGACTTCAAAGCCGTCCTCGAAGCGGTCATCGGCATCGCCGAGCCGAATGCCGAGGTGCCTATGCCTGAAAAGGCACGATGGCCCTACGCCGACCTATACATGGGAGACGGATGGAGCGTTGCGTACAGAACTCTTGACGCACAATACTGGGGAGTTCCCCAGCGAAGACGCCGCATCTACCTTGTCGCAGATCTTGCAGGCGGAAGTGCCGGAAAAATATTATTTGAGTCAGAAGGCCTGTCTGGGTATTCTGCGGAGGGCTTCCGCTCGTGGCAAAGAGCTGCCGGAAGTTTTACGCCTTGCGCTGGAGCGACAGGCTTCGATGGATACAACGGCAGTCTGACGGACGACACTTCCGCCACCCTCGGCGTGAACTGCGGAATGAGTACCGGTCGTAACGGCATTGTTTTGAATGACCAGGGCGGCAACCGCATGGAAGTTTCCGAGGATGTTGCGGCAACGCTCCGAGCAGAAAATCACGGGCATCCGCCCTGCGTGATGGAGTCGGCAGGATTTTGCACCGAGCATTCCGCAAAGAGCCGCACCATCGGCTATGAGGAAGAATGCTCTCCCACGCTCCGTGCTGGGGTCGTTCCTGCGGCGGTGGCACTGGAAAACCATCCGACCGACAGCAGAGTCAAACTTTTCGAGGACGGGAATGTGCAGACGCTGACCTCACGCATGGGTACCGGCGGCAACAATGTACCGCTTGTGATGAAGATCCGCTCCGGCTGCGAAGGCGGCGGCAAGGGTCCGCTCATTCAGGAGAATAAATCCGCGACTCTGTCCTGCAACAACGACCAGACGCTGTTCGAGCCTTGTGGCTGGGACGGCGGACAGGTTTCTCCGACCCTCACCAAGCAGAACGCAGGTGGAAATCAGCGTATGCCGGACAAGGACAATTTCACCTGCGTCCTTCAGCCCTTCGGCATCTCCTCCAAGGACTCCAACGCCATGAAGTCGGATAATCCTCACAGCGGCATCTACGAAGCCGAAACCGCACGGACGCTTGACGGCAACGGCGGCAACCCCTCCTGCAATCAGGGCGGAATTGCCGTTGTCGCTTTCACGCAGAATCAGCGGGATGAGGTTCGTGACCTGGGCGACCGCTCCGCTGTGGTGTGTGCTAATGCCGGGACGAAACAGCAGACCTTTGTGCTGCAAGGCTCCATGATCGGCCGTGAGGACAAGAACGGTCCCCAGGGCGACGGCATCAACGAAGATGTCAGCTTTACACTTAACACCGTTGACCGCCACGCTGTCTATACCATGACAACCGGCAGCTTTGCCCAGGTTTCCGAAGATAAGGCTCCTACCGTCCTCGCACGGGACTACAAAGACCCTACCGCCGTTTGCTACGGCATCGGCAGAGATACCTTCAACCAGGGGCAGAACGCCAAGTTCGCTCCGACCTTTGAGAAAGAGCTTCAGCCGACACTGGTGGCAAAAGGGCCGGGCGCTATCCAAAGCGGATACACCGTCCGCCGTTTGACGCCAACCGAGTGCGCCAGACTTCAAGGCTTCCCGGACAACTGGTGTGCCGACCTCGGCACGGAAAAGCCGTCCGATGAGGAAATGTACTTCTGGCATAAGGTTTTCAAGACCTACACCGAAGTGACCGGCTGCAAAATGAAATCCGACAAGCAGGTCGCCAAGTGGCTGAAAAAACCGCATTCCGACAGTGCGGAATATAAGATGTGGGGCAACGGCGTGGCGCTTCCGTGCGTATGGTTCGTGCTCTGCGGAATTGTGTGGTATGCACAGTCTGGCGGCGATAATGCGCCGATATAATCTACACCGGAAATGTGCAGATATAGCTGGATAAGTGCCCAACCTGACGGTAATATGTGACTACCATAAAACAAGGAGGTCACGAACATGACGATTACAATCCATGCACAGGGCGCAGAGCGCAAGCGGCTGGTGCAGACCATCTCCGACTGGCTCGGTGTCCCCGCAAAGTACTGCGGTGCGCCCACATTCAACTATGAGGTGGATTACTTCACCATTGACCGAAACGGCAGCCTTTCCTTTGACGACCGTGTCGACAGCGAGGTCATCGAGCGGCTCTTGCAGCACATCTACGATGAAGGCTTTGATATCGACCAGAGCCACACCGAGGATGAGGACGAGCCTTGCGCCGTCTGCGTTTCCATGCCGAAGAGCCTGTTCACCGACAGCAACCTGGAAAACCTCAAGGCTCTCATTGCCGCCAAGGGTGGTCTTATCAAGAAAGCCCTCGGAGTCGCTGACCTGCCACTGGAAATCACGGACACGAAGGTATCCTTCCCTTGGTTCCCGGCGACTCCCACCCCGGCCGAGATGAAAGCCTATGACACCTTTATCTGCAAGCTGTGCGAAATGGCACGGAATCAGAAACGGATTAACGCAACGGAAAAGCCGACCGACAATGAGAAATATGCATTCCGCTGCTTTCTCCTGCGGCTCGGCTTCATCGGTGCGGAATACAAGACCGCTCGAAAAATCCTGCTGAAGAACCTCTCCGGCTCCTCGGCATTCAGAAACGGAGGTGCGCAGCATGAGATTTCCGAGTAAAGAAACGGTCGAGCGTATTCGCAAGGAATACCCAGTCGGCACCCGAGTGGAGCTTGTTCGGATGGACGATACACAGGCACCGCCCGTTGGCACGAAAGGCACCGTGCGAGGCGTGGATGACATCGGCTCCATCATGGTTGCCTGGGATAACGGCTGCGGTCTGAGCGTGGCTTACGGGGAGGATATTTGCCGTAAACTGCTGTAATAGACACAGTTTTCGGACCACAAGATCGTGTAGTTTATAGCTCAGATATAGCTGGATATAGTGTGCTTTCAGAGGTAATATGTGACTACCGAAAGGGAAAACAAACCAAAACGGAGGTCACAAACATGAGCCAGAGAACAGAAAACCAGGTAGCCGAAATGAAGAAGCAGACCATCGGGGTCGAGGTCGAAATGAACAGCATCACCAGAGAGAAGGCCGCAAGGCTGGCAGCCACATTCTTTGGTACCGGGCGGTACGAGAACACCGCTTGCCGCAACGGCTACTGCACTTGGTCGGCTTGGGATGAGAGCGGACGCGAGTGGAAATTCCAGAAGGACGTCAGCATCGCGGGCCCGGACAGCGAGAAATGCGAGATGGTCACGCCGATCCTCACCTACGTTGACATGGAGACCTTGCAGGAGCTGGTTCGCCGCCTCCGCAAAGCCGGAGCAAAAAGTGATGCCACAAGAGGCTGCGGCGTTCACATCCACATCGGTGCCAAGGGGCACACGCCCCAAACGCTCCGAAACCTCGCAAACATCATGGCAAGCCACGAAGACCTCCTGGCAAGCGCACTGAACCTCGACAGAGGCCGCATCAGCCGCTACTGCCGCACGGTTGACCCCAGATTCCTGGAACGGCTGAACAACAGAAAACCCACCACCATGGCAGCCTTGGCTGATATTTGGTACGGCAGCCAGAACGCCGACTACGGCAGAAGCCAGCACTACAACGACAGCCGCTACCATATGCTGAACCTCCACGCCACCTTCACCAAGGGAACGGTCGAGTTCCGGCTCTTCCAGTTCGATGCTCCGGCAGACGGCAAGCAGAACGGGCTCCACGCCGGACAGCTTAAGAGCTACATTCAGCTGTGCCTCGCCCTGAGCCAGATGGCAAAGACGGTCAGAACCGCAAGCCCCAAGCCCCAGCAAAACGAGAATCCTAAATACGCAATGCGCACTTGGCTCCTTCGCCTCGGCTTTATTGGCGACGAGTTCAAGACCGCAAGAGAGCTCCTCACGAAGCGCCTGGATGGGGATGCAGCCTTCCGCAGCGGCAGAGCAGCCGCCTGAAGGACGCAGCCCAGAGGCCCCCGAACCCGCTGATGGCGGGCTTTCGGTGGTAGAAGGCAACTTCGGAAAGGAGTATTTTTTATGGAAAAACGCTATTACATCGCTTATGGCAGCAACCTCAACGTCCGTCAGATGCGGATGCGCTGCCCGTCGGCACGGATCATCGGCACATCGGTTCTCAAGGATTACGAACTGCTTTTCAAGGGCAGCAAAACAGGCTCTTACCTTACGGTGGAAAAGAAGTCCGGCATCTCAGTTCCTGTTGCTGTATGGGAAGTCACCGCAGAGGATGAAAAAGCCCTGGACCGTTACGAGGGCTTCCCGAACTTCTATTACAAGAAGGAGTTGACCCTACCAATCAAGGGTATCCGCACGGGCAAAATCCGTAAGCGACGGGTATTCGTGTACATCATGCATGAGGACAGGCCCATCGGCATTCCGTCCATTCCTTATATGCAGACCTGCATCCAGGGCTACGACGATTTTGGCTTTGACCGGCTTGTGCTGATAGACGCTTATCTCAAATGTGGGGAGGAACATCATGAGGGAAAATAAAATCATCCGAATATCAGTCTGTCCCAGGTGCGGGCAAGCCTACCGGGAGCATCCAGCTCTTTCAAGGCTCGACAACGAAACACTCATCTGCCCGGATTGTGGCACACGGGAGGCGCTCGATTCCATCGGCGTAAAACCGGAGGAGCAGGAGCAGATCATCGCCTCCATTCACCGCTGCCGCCAGTCGGAATAACGCTGTAATATACACAGTTTTTACTCCGAATGATTGTGTAGTATATTCTCCGAAATGACTGGATATATCCCGGACATGACGGTAATATACACTCACAATAAAACAAACGGAGGTACACGATTATGTGGAAAGAAGGCAGCATCAGAGTTAACGGTGAGGTTTTTCACTACTGGATGAAGCAGTACGACAAAGGCTCCGAGTGGGGTATCGACGGCGGACGCATTTCCAAGCTCATGCTCAAGCGGGACGGCAAAATCGTTTGCAACTACGACAGGGGCTGGGACATTGAACCCGCCGATGAAAACACCCAGCTTGCGCTGGAGCTTCTGCTCCACAGTGAGAACTGGTAAGCCACAACAACTCAAAGCAACGGCTCCGAAAGGGGCTGCTGCTCGTTGTACGGAAGGTCGCACCGATTTCGGTGGCGGCTATTTTTATACCTTGGAGGTGGTCTCTACGAGAAAACTGAAAACATATAAGCCCACAAGGTTCATGGAGAAAACCTCCCACTACGATGTGGACGCAGCGGATTATGCCGTCATGTTCATCGAAAGTCTGTGCCACACCAAAGGCACCTGGGCGAGAAAGCCCTTCGAGCTCATTGACTGGCAGGAGCAGATTATCCGGGACATCTTTGGTGTCCTCAAGCCCAACGGCTATCGGCAGTTCAACACTGCCTACATCGAGATACCCAAGAAACAAGGCAAGTCGGAGCTTGCCGCTGCGGTGGCGCTTCTGCTCACCTGCGGCGATGGTGAGGAACGCGCTGAAGTTTATGGCTGCGCCGCCGACCGTCAGCAGGCGTCCATCGTGTTCAATGTGGCGGCTGATATGGTGCGGATGTGTCCGGCACTCTCTAAGCGGGTCAAGATACTGGATTCCCAGAAGCGGCTCATTTATCAGCCAACGGGCAGTATCTACCAGGTGCTCTCTGCCGATGTGGGCAACAAGCACGGCTTTAACACTCACGGCGTGGTATTTGACGAGCTGCACACCCAGCCCAACCGCAAGCTCTTTGACGTCATGACCAAAGGCTCCGGCGACGCCCGTATGCAGCCGCTGTACTTCCTCATCACCACGGCCGGCAACGATACGAAGTCCATCTGCTATGAGATTCACCAGAAAGCCAAAGACATCATTGAGGGTCGCAAAATCGACCACACCTTCTATCCCGTCATCTACGGTGCGGAGGAATCGGACGATTGGACGGACCCGAAGGTCTGGAAAAAAGCCAATCCGTCCCTCGGCATCACGGTGGGCATCGACAAGGTGAAGGATGCCTGCGAATCTGCCAAGCAGAACCCCGGCGAGGAGAACTCCTTCCGACAGCTGAGACTCAACCAATGGGTCAAACAGGCGGTACGCTGGATGCCGATGGACAAGTGGGACAAATGCGAATTCGCTGTCTGCGAGGATGATCTGGAAGGTCGCGTCTGCTACGGCGGTCTGGACTTGTCTTCAACAACGGACATTACGGCATTCGTTCTGGTATTCCCACCGGAAGATGAGAACGACAAATACGTCATCCTGCCGTACTTCTGGATACCGGAGGACAACCTCGACCTTCGAGTCCGGCGTGACCATGTGCCATACGATGTGTGGGAACGGCAGGGCTTTTTGCAAACCACGGAAGGCAATGTCGTTCACTACGGCTACATTGAGAAGTTCATCGAAAGCCTGGGTGAGCGTTTCAATATTCGGGAAATCGCCTTTGACCGTTGGGGTGCTGTGCAGATGGTACAGAACCTTGAGGGCATGGGCTTCACGGTCGTTCCTTTCGGACAGGGCTTCAAGGATATGTCCCCACCCACCAAGGAACTGATGAAACTGGTGCTGGAGCAGCGCATTGCCCACGGCGGACACCCCGTCCTCCGCTGGATGATGGACAACATCTTCATCCGCACCGACCCTGCCGGAAACATCAAGCCGGACAAAGAGAAATCCACAGAGAAAATCGATGGTGCCGTGGCGACCATTATGGCACTTGACAGAGCTATACGCTGTGGAAACGACAAGACCGAGTCTGTTTATGACAGTCGAGGTCTTTTATTTATATGAAGGGAGAGTTTATATGGGTATCTTTTCAGGGCTGTTCAAATCCAGGGACAAGCCTCAAAACCGCACATCGGGCAGCAACTACGCCTTTTTCTTCGGTGGAACGACCTCCGGCAAAGCGGTGACAGAACGCTCCGCCATGCAGATGACTGCCGTGTATTCCTGCGTCCGTATCTTGTCGGAAGCTGTCGCAGGACTGCCGCTGCACCTTTATAAATACACGGACAGCGGCGGCAAGGCAATGGCGCTCGACCATCCGCTCTACCGCTTGCTCCACGATGAGCCGAACCCGGAAATGAGCTCCTTCGTATTCCGGGAAACGCTCATGACGCACCTACTCCTCTGGGGCAACGCTTACGCGCAGATCATCCGAAACGGCAAGGGCGAAGTGGTGGCGCTGTACCCGCTTATGCCCAACCGCATGGAGGTCAACCGGGATAAAAACGGCAAGCTCTACTACCTCTATTCTACCCAGTCCGAAGATGCACCAACCATGAAAGGCTCAACGGTCTATCTTGATCCAGCCGAAGTGCTTCACATTCCCGGTTTGGGTTTTGACGGCTTGGTGGGCTACAGTCCCATCGCTATGGCAAAGAACGCCATTGGCATGGCGATTGCCTGTGAGGAATACGGTGCAAAGTTCTTTGCCAATGGGGCCGCCCCGGGCGGTGTGTTAGAACACCCCGGTACGATTAAGGATCCGCAGCGTGTGCGTGAGAGCTGGCAGTCCACCTTCGGTGGCAGCGGAAACGCAAACAAAATCGCCGTACTGGAAGAAGGCATGAAATATACGCCAATCGGCATCTCGCCGGAGCAGGCGCAGTTCCTCGAAACACGAAAATTCCAAATCAATGAGATCGCTCGAATTTTCCGAGTGCCGCCCCACATGGTGGGTGACCTGGAAAAGTCGAGCTTTTCTAATATTGAGCAGCAGTCCCTTGAGTTCGTGAAATACACCCTTGACCCTTGGGTCATCCGCTGGGAGCAGTCCATTCAGCGGTCACTCCTGTCCAAGGACGAAAAAGCCATGTATTTCGTGAAGTTCAATCTGGAAGGCTTGCTTCGCGGCGATTACCAGAGCCGCATGAATGGGTACGCCATAGGCCGCCAGAACGGCTGGATGTCCGCCAACGACATCCGAGAGCTGGAAAACCTCGACCGTATCCCGGAGGAGGACGGCGGCGACTTATACCTCATCAACGGCAATATGCTCCCGCTGCAAAACGCCGGAGCTTTTGCAAATATCAACACCAATAACGGAAAGGAGGAAAAATCCGATGAAGAAGTTCTGGAATTGGAAAAACAGGACGGTGACCAACGAGGAGACGCAGGAACAGATCCAAGAGAGAACCCTGTTCTTAAACGGCACGATCGCTGAGGAGAGTTGGTTTGACGATGATGTCACGCCGCAGCTTTTCAAGGATGAGCTGATGTCCGGCTCCGGGAATATCACCGTCTGGATCAACTCGCCCGGTGGTGACTGCGTGGCAGCCGCCCAAATCTACAATATGCTCATGGACTACCACGGCGACGTCACAGTCAAGATCGACGGTATTGCCGCCTCTGCCGCATCCGTCATTGCGATGGCGGGTACAAAGGTGCTCATGTCGCCCACGGCACTCATGATGATCCACAACCCCTTGACGGTCGCTATCGGTGACAGCGAGGAGATGCAGAAGGCAATCGATATGCTCTCCGAAGTCAAGGAAAGCATCATCAATGCCTACGAGATCAAGACCGGCTTGTCCCGTGCCAAGCTCAGCCACCTCATGGATGCCGAGACCTGGATGAATGCCAACAAGGCTGTGGAGCTTGGCTTTGCCGACGATTTGCTGTTCAAGGCAGACGGTGAAAGCAGCGCTACGGAGGACAGCTTCGTGTTCAGCCGCAGAGCCGTTACCAACTCGCTCATGTCCAAGGTCAAGAGCCATCACACCCCGTCCGAACCTGCGAAAAGTGCAGGCACACCCATCTCCGAGCTCGAAAAGAGACTCGCACTGATCAAACCTTAAGGAGGATACAAACAATGAGTAAGATCAACGAACTGCGCGCACAGCGTGCAAAGACCTGGGAGCAGACGAAGGCATTCCTCGACTCCCACAGAAGCGATAAAGGCGTCCTCTCCGCTGAGGACACCGCCACCTATGAGAAGATGGAACAGGAGATCGTCGATCTCGGCCGTGAGATCGAGCGTCAGGAGCGCCTGGACGCTTTCGAGCGTGAGCTGAACACTCCGGTCAATACCCCCATCACTCAGAAGCCCGATACGGCAAAGGTGGACACCAAGACCGGTCGTGCTTCCGATACCTATAAGAAGGCGTTCTGGGTGCAGGCCCGTACCAAGGGCGGTATGTTGACCGCAGAGATCCGCAACGCTCTGCAGGAAGGCGTGGATAGCGAGGGCGGCTACCTTGTTCCCGACGAATTTGAGAAGACGCTGGTGCAGGGTCTTTCCGCAGAGAATGTGGTCAGAAGCCTGGCTCATGTTATCACCACGGCGTCCGGCAGTCACAAGATCCCCATCGTCGCCACCAAGGGCACTGCCGCCTGGGTCGATGAGGAAGGCACCATTCCCGAAGGCGACGATGCTTTCGGTCAGCAGCTCATCGGCGCACACAAGGTCGCTACCATGATCAAGGTGTCCGAGGAGCTTCTGAACGACTCTGCCTTTGACCTGGAAGCCTACTTCCGCACCGAGTTCGCCCGTCGTATCGGCAACAAGGAGGAAGAGGCGTTCCTCACCGGCGACGGCAGCGGCAAGCCCACGGGTATTTTCAATGCCACGGGCGGCGGTCAGCTTGGTGTCACGGCGGCTTCCGCGACCGCCATCACTGCCGACGAGCTGATCGACCTGTTCTACTCTCTAAACAGTGCCTATCGCAAGAATGCCGTGTGGCTTCTGAACGACTCCTCCATGAAGAACATCCGCAAGCTGAAGGACTCCAACGGACAGTATCTGTGGCAGCCCGCTCTGCATGAAGGCGGTTTTGATACGCTGCTCGGCAAGCGTATCTACACCTCTCCCTATGCGCCGGAGCTGGCGGCCGGTCAGAAGACCGTTGCTTTCGGCGACTTCAACTACTACTGGATCGGCGACCGCCTGGGTATTACCTTCAAGCGTCTGAACGAGCGCTTTGCGGAGACCGGTCAGATCGGTTTCATCGCATCCAAGCGCCTGGACGGCAAGCTCATTCTGCCCGAAGCCATCAAGGTACTGCAGCAGAAAGGCTCCGCTTCTTCCGGCGGTTAATGAGAGGAGGCGGCGGTGATGGACGAGCTTCTTTCCAAAGTGAAAGCCAACCTTATCCTGGAACACACGGCGGATGATGCCTTGCTGAAAAGCTACATCACCGCCGCTGTTTCTTACGCCGAAAGCTACCAGCACATCCCGGAGGGCTACTACAAGGAGAACCCCATGCCGCCCACCACAGAGCAAGCCGTCATCATGCTGTCGTCCCATTTCTATGAAAGCCGGGACGGCAGCACGGGCGGCTTCTTTGCGGATAACACCGGAGCGGCACAGCAGGTGTGGAACACGGTCAATCTGCTGCTCCGCTTGGATAGGCGGTGGCAGATATGAGTTTCGGAAAGATGAACGGCTTCGCCGACATCGTGGAAACCCACCAAGTCAAGGACAGCGAGGGCTTCACCCATTCCGAGAATGAAGTCCTCGCTTCCGTCCGTGTGTACCGGGAAGGCCGGCACGGCAGTCAGCGTTGGGCGAATCTCGCTGCATTCAGCGAAGCGACCGACCTGTTCCGCTTTCGGTGTATTCCTGGGCTGACGGTCACTACCGACCATTTCCTCATCTGCGATGACTGCCGCTACGACATTGTGTCCGTGGAGGATGTAAAGGGGCGTGGGATGTACATTGAGGTGCTGGCAAAGAAGGAGGTGCCGACCGTTGGCTAAGTGCGACATGAAAATGCCGGAGGATTTCCTTCTGAAGATTTCCAAGCTCGGCACCAACTTTGACAGCGTGGCGGATACCGTCCTGCAGGCCGGTGGCGAAGTCGTGCTGAAGAGAGTCAAGAGCAATCTCTCCTCCGTTATCGGCAGAGGGACAAAGTTCAAATCCCGCACCACGGGCGAACTGGAAGGCGCACTCGGCCTTTCTCCCTCCAAGCTGAACCGGGACGGCAACCACGACATCAAGGTCGGTTTCGCTGAGCCCCGCTCGGACGGCGGCAGCAATGCCAAACTTGCCAACATTCTCGAATACGGCAAGCACGGTCAGCCTGCAAAGCCGTTTCTGAAGCCCGCAAAAACGGCATCCCGGCAGGAATGCATCGATGCCATGACCAAGGCGCTGGATGAGGAGGTGGAAAAGCTGTGAGTCTTCTATCCGATTTACAAACCATCGCCGAGCATTGCGGTGTTCCAGTGGAAACGGGTGTGTTCTCCGGCAAAGCCCCGGACACCTATCTGGTCATCACTCCGCTGTCGGACAGCTTTGAGCTCCACGCCGACAACGCTCCCGGCTGTGAGACACAGGAGGCACGGCTGTCCCTCTTCACAAAGGGCAGTTACACCAAACTGAAAAATACACTCGTCCGCGCCTTGCTTGGTGCGGATTTTTATATTACCGACCGCCGGTACATCGGATATGAAACCGAAACCGGCTACCATCACTACGCCATTGATGTGGCGCAAATCTACGAACTGGAGGAATAAGTTATGGCGACCATCGGTCTTGACAGACTGTATTACGCAAAAATCACCGAGAACGACGCCGGTGAGGAAACCTACGGTACGCCGTCCCAGCTTGCCAAAGCCATCTCCGCTGACCTTTCGGTGGAACTGGCGGAGGCAACGCTCTATGCCGATGACGGCGCTTCGGAGATCGTGAAGGAATTCAAATCCGGCACACTCTCCCTCGGTATTGACGATATCGGCTCTGCGGCGGCATCCGATCTCACCGGTGCGACCATCGACAAAAACAAGGTGCTCATTTCTGCATCCGAGGACGGCGGTGACCCTGTGGCGGTGGGATTCCGTGCCAAGAAGTCCAACGGCAAGTACAAGTATTACTGGCTGTACCGCGTGAAATTCGGTATTCCGGCGACGAACCTTGCCACCAAGGGCGACAGCATTACCTTCTCCACGCCGACCATTGAAGGCACCATTCTGCGCCGCAACAAGGCAGACGCAGGCGGCAAGCACCCGTGGAAAGCGGAGGCACTGGAGGGCGATGTGACCGCTGCGACTATCACGAACTGGTATAAGGAAGTCTACGAGCCGACTTATACCACGACACCCGAAAAACAGGGTTAACGGAGGTAACACACAATGGATAACGAGAGAACTGCAGTCATCACCATCGGTGACGAGGAATACACCCTGCTCCTGACCACCAAGGCAACCAAGGAGATCGCCGGTCGCTACGGCGGTCTGGAAAACCTCGGCGAGAAGCTGATGAAGTCCGAGAACTTTGAAATGGCCATCGGAGAGATCGTGTGGCTGATTACGCTTCTTGCAAATCAGAGCATCCTCGTCCACAACCTCAAGGACAAGGAGCATCCCAAGGAGCTGCTCACCGAGGATGTGGTGGAGCTTCTGACCACGCCCCTCGACCTTGCCGGATACAAAACCGCCATTACGGAAGCCCTCTATAAGGGCACCAAGCGGAATGTGGAAAGCGAGAAAGACTCAAAAAACGCACAAGTCGGGTAACAGTCTCCGATGCGGAGCTGTTTACCCGGCTTCTTTATTACGGTCTTGCCCACCTTCATCTCAGCCAGGATGAGGTGTGGCTGATGCCGTTTGGCCTGCTGTTGGACTTATGGGAGTGTCACAAGCAGTATAACGGACAGGCTATTCCTGCTCATGAACACTACATCGACGATATTATCCCGGACGGCATTTAAGGAGGTGACGGTACATGGCAGACAGTTTCGGACTGAAGATCGGTCTTGAAGGCGAAAAAGAATTCAAGAAAGCACTGGCGGACATCAACCAGTCTTTCAAGGTGCTCGGTTCCGAAATGAAGCTCGCCACCTCTCAGTTCGATAAAAACGATAAATCCGTGGAGGCTCTCGCCGCACGGAATAAGGTGCTGCGAAAAGAGATCGATGAGCAGACTACAAAAATCGACACCCTTCGCAAGGCTCTGCAGAATGCCGCCACCTCTTTCGGGGAGAATGACCGTCGCACCCAGAACTGGCAGATCCAACTCAACAATGCCGAAGCCGCCCTCAATGACATGAACCGGGAGCTGGATGAAAACGAGAAAGCCATCAAGGAGGGCGGCAAGGCTGCGGAGGAATCCGGCAGTAAGTTTGAAGGCTTCGGCAAGGTTCTCAAAACCGTAGGTGTGGCGCTCGGTGCAGTTGCCGTCGCCGCAGGTGCCGCCGCCGTAAAGCTCGGCAAAGAAGTCATCGCTGCCTATGCGGACTATGAACAGCTGGTCGGCGGCGTTGACACGCTGTTCAAGGACTCCTCGCAGGAGATCCAGCGGTACGCCGCCAACGCATACAAAACGGCTGGTCTTTCCGCTAACGAATACATGGAAACGGTGACGGGCTTTTCCGCAAGCCTGATCCAGTCCCTCGGCGGCGATACCGAGAAAGCCGCAAAGTATGCGGATATGGCAATCACGGATATGTCCGACAACGCCAATAAGATGGGCACGGATATGTCCTCCATTCAGAATGCCTACCAGGGTTTTGCCAAGCAGAACTACACGATGCTCGACAACCTCAAGCTGGGCTACGGCGGCACGAAGCAGGAAATGGAGCGACTGCTTGCCGATGCGGAGAAAATATCCGGTGTCAAGTACGACATCTCCTCTTATGCGGATGTGGTGGAAGCCATCCATGTCATGCAGGAGAGCATGGACATTGCGGGCACAACTGCCAAGGAAGCGGAAGCCACCATTTCCGGCTCTGTCAATGCGCTGAAATCTGCCGTGTCGAACCTCATTGTAGGCTTCGGCGATGCGGACGCTGACATGGAGCTGCTGTGCAACAACATGGTGGATGCCTTCAAGACCGTGGTGGCGAACATCACCCCGGTTATTGAGAACATCGTGGCGGCTCTGCCCACGGCGCTGGATGCCCTGCTGACGGCTGTGGGTGAACTGCTGCCCACACTGCTGGAGGCGGTCACCGAACTGTTCTCGCAGGTGCTGGAAACACTGCTGTCCCTGCTTCCGCAGCTTATCCCAGCGGCGGTGTCCGCGCTTATGACCATCGTGAACACGCTGATTGAGAATCTGCCCCTGCTCATTGATGCGGCAGTTCAGTTGGTGTCCACGCTGGTGACAGGCATTGCGGATGCACTGCCTACGCTCATCCCGGCAGCAGTGCAGGCTATCGTCACCATCGTACAAGGTCTGGTGGACAGTCTGCCGATGCTTCTGGATGCCGCGCTGCAGCTTATCACGGGATTGGCGCAAGGGCTTCTGGACGCAATACCCGTGTTGATCGCCGCTCTGCCGGAGATTATCAACGGCATCATTACCTTTCTGCTGGACTCCATCCCGCAGATTATCGAAACAGGCATTCAGCTTCTGACCTCGCTTGTTGCCGCATTGCCGGATATCATTATGGCAATCGTGGAGGCCATTCCAAAAATCATTGATGGCATTATCAACGCGGTGCTGAATGCGATACCGCTCATTATTCAAGCGGGCATCGACCTGCTGATTTCTCTCATTCAAGCCCTGCCACAGATCATCACGACTATCGTACAGGCGATTCCGCAAATCATCTCCGGCATTGTCAATGCACTGGTCGGAAACATCGATAAGATCATCATGGCAGGCGTTCAGTTGTTCGTTGCCCTGATTGAAAACCTGCCCACCATCATCGTGGAAATCGTCAAGGCCGTGCCGCAGATTATTGCGGGCATCGTGAAAGCCTTCGGCTCTCTGATGTATAAAATCGTGGAGATCGGCGGCAACATCGTCAAGGGACTGTGGAGCGGTATTACCCAGCTTGCCTCGTGGCTGTGGGATAAGGTGTCCGGGTGGATTTCCTCCATCTGGGACGGCATCTGCGATTTCTTCGGTATCCATTCGCCCTCAAAGGAAATGGCATGGGTCGGTGAAATGCTGGTCAAAGGCTTGTCCGGGTCCATTGAAGATAACGGCGATGAAGCGGTCAAAGCCGCCGAAGGTATGGCAGAGGACATCAACGGTGTCATGGGCGACCTTGCCCACGATATGCAGACGGCTCTGCCTACTGATTTTGATGTGAACGGCTCGATCCGCTCTGCCGTGGACGGTGTGGCCGGCAAGGCGGCATCCGCTTTCACCATCGCCCTGAACATCACGAACTTCAACAATTACAGCAGCGAGGATATCCGTCAACTCACCAACGAAGTCATGGAAACGGCGAATCAGTTCGCCCAGCGGAAAGGAGTGGTATTCGCATGACCTATTTTACCTACAACGGCCGCAGTTCCGCTGAGTTCGGTCTGCATATCGAGAAAAAGGATGTGTTCTCCGCACCGGAGTACGATGCGGAGTTCATTTCCATTCCCGGCAGAAGCGGCGACATCATCAATCCGAACCGCCGCTTTGCCAACATCAAGGTGACCTACACAGTGTTCCTCGCTCGGAGGAATATAGCCGCCCTTGCCGATGTTCTACGGAACATCAAAGGCTGGTTGTACTCCGAGCCGGACAGATATCATGAGATCACCGACTCCTATGATGCGAAATATTTCCGATATGGCGTTATTTCCGGTAGTCTGGACATTGAGGAGCAGCTGAATAAAATCGGCTGCTTCACCGTGACCTTCAACTGCAAACCTTATAAATACAGCTTTGCGGGGCAGGAAACGGTGTCGGCTGACGCCTCCGAACTGACGATTACCAATCCGACGGCGTTTGAGAGCCGACCGTACATCAAGCTATACGGCAGCGGTGCGGTAGCACTAATGATGCAGCCCCAAGGCCGAGGTATGATGATTTCCGACTTGGACGAGTACATCGAGATAGACAGTGAGCTGATGAATTGCTTCAAAGGCACTGTCCTCAAAAACGATACGGTCAAAAGTGCAGTGTTTCCGGTTCTCAAGCCTGGGAACTGCACGATTGCCTGCACTGGCGATGTGACCGGAATTGAAGTCATCCCAAGGTGGTGCTGCCTATAAAACCCCTTCTCGGTGTGGGTGATTGAAAAGTTCACAGATTCATGATATAATTTTGTGAGAATATTTGTGTACAGCGGAGGTGAGCAATTGAAAAAGAAGCTTATCCTTATTGGTATAGCAATATTAGTAGTTTTGCTTACAACATGGACAATTTGGGGAAATGTGACCGTAGGTATTACGCATTATACTGTTTTGAGCGAGAAAATCCCTGCGGCTTTCAATCATTACAGGATTTCCGTTGTATCCGACTTACACAACGCACATTTTGGGAAAAACAACGGTAATATTGTCTCTCTTATTGAAAAACAAAAGCCAGATATGATCGCTATAACCGGCGATTTGGTGGATTCGAGCAAGACCAACATTGAAATTGCGGAAAGCCTCATACAACGACTTGTTAAAATTGCACCATGCTATTATGTGACCGGAAACCATGAGGCTTGGATCGGCGAAAAATATCAGGAGCTTGAGAAGAAACTAATTGACGCAGGAGTTATCGTTCTCCATGATGAGTCGATGGAACTTGCGAAAAACAATGAAACGATACTGCTTGCCGGTCTGGATGACCCCGATTTTACCGACCGAGATTCATCCATACAAGAAAGTATCCTGAAAACCAAGCTCGAAGAAATGAATCTGACAGGTGAGTATTGCGTACTGCTGTCACACAGACCGGAAACATTTAGCGCCTATGTATCTGAGAATATTGACTTAGTATTAAGCGGACATGCGCATGGCGGGCAGTTCCGATTGCCCTTTATTGGAGGAATTGTTGCGCCGAATCAAGGCTTTTTCCCGAAATATGATGCCGGGAAGTACTCCGAAAACAATACGACCATGATAGTTAGCCGGGGTATCGGCAACAGTATTATCCCCATTCGGTTCAATAACAGGCCGGAAATTATTGTTGTTGAACTCCAAAGCAAATAAAGTTTTCGTTATTAAATACAACTCATTCGCCACCAGGGAGCGATCCCCGGTGGTATTTTTATGCCCGGAAGGAGGTGACAGCCTATGATTCCAGTCCTATACCCGCCCAACGCCACGGATTTTTTCACCTTCGGTCTGGGTGTGTTGACGGACACCATCTCCTGTGAGGTCACCGAGGAGCGAAACGGTGTGTTTGAGTGTCTGCTCAGATACCCGGTCAGCGGTCAGCACTATGGGCTAATCACCAAGGAGTGCATCATCAAGGCAAAGCCCAACGATACCGCCGCCGACCAGGCGTTCCGCATTTATCGCATCACGAAGCCCTTAAACGGCATCGTCACCATCTACGGTCAGCACATTTCTTATGACCTTGCCAATGTGCCGGTGCTGCCGTTCAGTACCGATAGCCGCTCTCCGCAGCTTATCCTCTCGCAGCTCCTTGCCGGAGATACACGCTTTACCGGCTGGACGGACTACTCGGATGCAAAGGCATTTTCCGTCACGCAGCCGAAAAGCGTCCGAGCCTGTCTCGGCGGTACAGAGGGTTCCATGCTCTCCAAATGGTACGGTGAGTTTGAATGGGACAACTTCACGGTAAAGTTCCATTCGCACCGTGGGCAGAAGACCGGTGTGGTCATTGAGTACGGAAAGAACCTCACAGCCCTGGAGCAGGACGAGGACAACAGCGGCGTGTATACCGCACTGCTCCCGTATGCCGTATACACACCGGAAGGCACGGACACCGAAACGGTAGTCACACTGCCGGAGGTCACGCTCCCCATTGTGACCTCGGAGATCGTCCGGGCAAAAACGCTCATCATGGATTTCTCCGACCAGTTTGGAGATGCGGCTATCACGGAGGAAGCGCTCCGGGCAAAGGCCAACAGCTACATCAAGGCCAATCCGCTCGGCACAACTATTCCGACAGTAACGGTCTCTTTCGAGCCGCTCTGGAAACAACCGGAGTATTCGGCACTCTTGGAGCGGGTCAATCTCTGTGATACCGTCACCATCCGGCACTCGCTTCTGGGTGTCAGCGTGTCGGCTATGGTCATTGAGACCGTGTACGACACCCTCGCTGAGCGGTATAAGAGCATTTCCCTCGGTCAGAGCAAGTCCAGTATGATCACCACCATCTCCGAGGTGCAGTCCTCGGTTGACAAGATGGAGTCCACGGTGGGACGATTTCCGAAGCTGCTGCAAACGGCAATTTCCAAAGCCACCGGGCTTATTACCGGCCAGAGCGGCGGCTATGTGGTCATAAATACGGATTCCGATTCCGGTCAGCCCTATGAGCTGCTCATTCTGGATGCGCCCTCCATTGACGATGCCGTGAATGTCTGGCGGTGGAATGTGGGTGGTCTGGGCTTTTCCCATAACGGCTACAACGGCCCTTTTGACACCGCCATCACGGCGGACGGTCAGATCGTTGCGGACTTCATCACTTCCGGCTCTTTGGTGGCAAACATCATCAAGGCCGGTGTCATCCAGTCGCAGGACGGCTCGTCCTGGTGGGATTTGGAGAGCGGCGAGGTCGTGCTTCGTGCCTACGCCACCAGCAAGGAGGTCACCGAGGTCAGCGACCGCATTACCACCATCGAGGAACAGAAAATGCTCCGACTGGTCATCATCTCGTCCAACGGGAACATCTTCAAAAACGGCAATGTGAAAACGCTGCTTTCTGCCAAGGTGTACTCTTGGGACGAGGACGTCACCGACACGCTGGATGCCAACCAGTTTGTTTGGACAAGGGTGTCGGAGGATACGGAAGCGGACAAAGTCTGGAATGAACAGCATTTCGGCGGTGCAAAGTCCGTGGCCATTACCGGTGCAGATGTCAAAGTCCGCGCCACTTTTTATTGTGACCTCATTGACACCACGACCAGGCAGAGCCTGTTATAACGGAGGAATTCACTATGGCAACCGCAGAACCCACAACAGAAACCGGCACAGTGACCGGTTCAGATACAACAACTTCAAAGGAGGCTTCTCACATGAGCAAAGCACAAGGTCAGTTTACCATTATTGACTACAATGACGCACTGACGCTGACGGGGTACATCGGCTCGAACCTCGCCAAGACGCAGATGTATAACCCCGACAACGGCAGTTACACCCCCGACTGGAAAACGAAGAACCTCGTTCTGACACCCAGTCTGTATGTTATCGGCACCACTGCCGACCAGATCGCCACCGCCAATGTCACCTCGGTCAAGTGGTATGTGGGCGACAGCAACACCGCCATTACCGCAGGTACGAACTACGGACTGAGTGGTGCCAAGAGCCACATCCTCACGGTCAAGGCCAATGTCATGGCGGAGCTGCCCGGCATCGACTATCGCTGTGTCATCACTTACAAGGACGAAAGCACCGGTCTGTCGCTGACCCATCCGCTGACTATTTCCTTCTCCCGTGTGGTCAATGGTTCCGGCATCGTCGACCTGCTGGTCACCACACCCAACGGAAATGTGTTCAAGAATGAGGAGGTCGCCAGTCTGACCGCCAAGGCCGAGCTGTGGCGCGGCTCTACGGTAGACACCACCAAGGTCAGCTACAAGTGGGCGGTCATGGACGCTTCCGTCACCGCTACTTCTTCCACCGGCTATGATGCAGACTTCGGCATCGGCTGGCGCAAGCTCTCGGATACCGCCGACAAATACACCGGCACGACCACCAATACCCTCACGGTCTACGCCGCAGCGGTGGACAGCTACGCTGTGTTCAAGTGCTGTGCCCAGGACACGGATTCCGCATCCGCTTCTTATAACACGAAGTTTTTCGATGTGGCGACCTTCATCGACAACTCCGACCCGTTGCAGATCATCGTCACCTCCACGGGCGGCGATGTGTTCAAGAACGGCCAGGGTACGACCGTGCTGACCGCCGTCTGCTACCAGGCGGGTTCCGAGGTGGATGCGGCCGGGAACGGCAGTTACACCTGGACGAAGTACAACAAAGACGGTGTTGTCGATACCTCTTGGGGAACCAACGGCAGCAAGACCGGCAAGACCCTGTCGGTGTCCAGCACCGATGTGGATACCAAGGCAACCTTTATGGTCGTTGTGGCACTTTAAGGAGGTGGTGAGATGATCGCATCGGCACAGTTCACGATTATCAGTCTCTGCGATGTGGTCACCTCGGACACGCCGCCGGAGAACCCCTATGAGGGGCAGCTCTGGGTGGACACCTCTGTGACCCCGCCGGAAACGAAAATATGGGACGGGAACGAATGGGTGGTGCAGAACGACATTGAAACGATCCGCACCACCATTTCCATTCTGACCGAGAAGGACGCACAGTTCCAACAGACCATCGACGGGCTGAACAGCTATGTGGCGACCCTCACCGAAACGGTGGAAACAGTGTCCAACGACCAAGGCATTCTGGAGGAACGGGTGCTGAACTCCGAAAGCCGTGTTTCGGAATTGGAACACACGGTGGATGGACTGTCCGTCACCATGCAGGAGCAGTACATCGGCGGCATCAACTATGTGCAGAACTCCTCCGGGCTGAACGGCATCACGGACGACTGGAGTTATTCCGGTACGGTGAAAACGGATGCCTCCACAGATACGCAAAACAACACCATTTCCGACTCCTGCTTTGTGTTGGGAGCCTATTCCTCGTTGTCGCAGTACATCCGAGGGGTGGTTCCCGGCACTTATACGATCTCGGTTCGGGCAAAGAAAACCTCGACCATGTCCGGGTATTTCTATGTGACCTACAACGGGAACAAAACCAAGTACCTGTTCAATAAGTCCACGACGTTTGACTGGACGGATTACTCCGTAACGCTCACGGATGTGACCGACCCTACGCTGCGAATCTACTGCTACTGTCGGGATGCGTCCATCTACCTCGCCGACATCATGATCTCCGAAGGGGCGATCCCCCGAAAGTGGACACCCGCACCCAACGAAATCTACACGCAGGAGGTCAAGATCGACAAGCGGGGCATCGAGGTATCCAACAGCGCATCGTCTCAGCGGACGGTCATCACAAACACGGAGTTCGCCGGTTACTACAACGACGAGGTGATCTTCACCCTGAACAAGGACGAAACGCAGACTAAGAAAACCACGGTGGACGGCGAGCTGACCGTGGGCAAAACGAAGTTTGTCCCGATGCCGACGGCGTCTGAAGGGCTGAACATCGTCATTCTGGATTAAGGAGGGAAAGCTATGGCAACTTGGAAAAGCGCGGCATACGATGGGCGCTATCTTCAACTGGACATTTCAGAAAGCGTGAATGTGGTCGGTAACAGCTCGACACTTTCCTGGACGCTGACCTCTACCGGTGGCGCATCCACTTACTACACCATTGACACGACCACTGTAACGATCAATGGTACGACCGTATACTCAAAGGGCCGTACCTATTGGGATGACCGTGTTTTCCCGGCAAAGAAAGGTTCTGTCAGCGGCACGATTACTGTGGCTCACAACAGCAACGGCAGCAAAACGATTGCGGTCGGATTCTCGACCCGTGTTTATATCTACGGTTCACAGGAATACGGCGGCAGCATGACGCTGACTACCATTGACCGCTCTGCTCCCACAGTTACATTCAGTACATCGAATGTCACGGCAAACGGGTTCAAAATCTCCGCTACATCCTCGGCCACGGCGGACGTCTGGCAGTACAGCACAAACGGCGGTTCGAGCTGGACGCAGTTCTCAACAACGGCATCCACCAGCGCCAGCGTAACATTGTCCTCACTTTCACCGAACACGAGCTATACGGTGAGGGTCAGAGCAAGGCGGCAGTACAACCAGGTCTACGGAACTTCCGGCACTTCCACGGTCAAGACGCTGGGCGGTGCTGTGGTGAATAGTGTCAACACGGTGACGGCGGACAATGCCACGGTTTCCATTACCATCAATGTGACCGTGTACGAAGCCTCCTACACCAATACGCTGGTGCTCAAAAACGGCAGCACGACCATCCTGACTATTTCCGGGCTTTCCTGGTCGAAGGGCACGGCGAACCGCACGGTCACGCTGACATCGGCGCAGAGAACAACGCTTTTGAACGCTATGGCATCCATCAAGTCGTTCATAGGTACCTTTGCGGTTTCGTCTTACAGCGGGTCTACGCAGATTGGCAGCACCTCAAGCAAGACTGCCACGGTACTGACCACGGCGACCAATTCTGCTCCGACCATAAGCGGATTCACTTATGCCGACAGCTACACGACCACAAAAACCCTCACAGGCAACGACCAGCTATTCGTTCAGAACTACTCGACTCTCAAGGTCACCCCCGGAACGGCGACTGCGAAGAATGGGGCGTCCATTTCCAACTACACCGCTTCCTGCAACGGTTTATCCGTATCCAATTCAACCGGGTCTGCTATCACAGTCGGAAAGATCGCCAAGTCCGGCAGTGTGACGGTCACGCTCTCGGTCACGGACTCCCGCGGCTACACCGCCGAAACTTCACGGACGGTGACGGTCATTCCGTACACCAAGCCGAAGATATCCTCGGTGACGCTCCGACGAACCAACGACATTGAAGCGGAAATGCAGCTCAAATTCAGTGGCTCTATTTCTGCTGTGACCGTAGACGGGACGCAGAAAAACAGCGTGGTCTATGTGCGGTATCGGTACAAGAAAACCAGTGAGAGCAGCTACGGCAGCTACACCAGCATCTATTCCGGCACGACAAAAAGCGGAACCTCTTTCAGCTACTCCAATTTGGAGCTATGCAGTCTGGATGCAAACAGCTCCTACGACTTCCACTTACAGATCCAAGACAAGCTCTATTCCTTGAGCAGTCTGGATCTGTATTTTACTGTTCCGCAAGGTACGCCGCTCATTGCACTGCGGAAAAAGAAGGTCGGCATCAACACGCCGGAGCCACAAGCCATGCTGGATGTTGCCGGGGATATGCGGGTGGATGGCTCACCCCTTGCGGATTTTGTCATTCAGCAAGGGACAAGCGGCATCTGGCATTACCGTAAATGGAAAAGCGGTACAGCGGAATGTTGGGGTCAGTATTCCTTTACGACCGCCATTTCGACGGCATGGGGTGTGCTCTATGAGAGCGGCGCAATTGCGCTCCCTAATTTTCCGTTTACCTTCGCGGAAATTCCCCACGTCCATATCTCCACGGAGAACAGCAATTACGCCATGTTTGTGGAGCGAGGCAGTTCAAGTAGCTGGTCTACAACGACCAACCCCGGAAAGATATTTGCCGTAAGACCAAATACGGTACCATCGGCAACCTACAAGGTATCAATCTATGCCATCGGAAAAGTGTGACGCTCCGGCGTCACTTTTTTCATACACAAATTCAACTTTCAAAGGAGGACAAACAACATGAAAGAATTCTGGACGACCATTCAGGTGGTGTTCGCCGGTATCGGCGGCTGGCTCGGATGGTTCTTGGGAGGATGTGACGGCTTGCTTTATGCGCTTCTGGCTTTCGTGGTCATCGACTATGTGACCGGCATCATGTGCGCCGTGGTGGACAAGAAGCTGTCCAGCGAAGTCGGATTCAAGGGCATTTTCAAAAAGGTGCTCATCTTCGCTCTGGTCGGCATCGGGCATATTCTCGACACCCGCGTCATCGGCAGCGGCTCGGTGATGCGTACCGCCGTCATTTTCTTCTATTTGTCGAATGAGGGCGTGTCCCTGTTGGAAAACGCCGCATACCTGGGACTGCCTATTCCGCAGAAGCTGAAATCCGTTCTGGAGCAGCTTCATGACCGCAGTGAAAAGGAGGATGAATAATATGGCTTACACAAACAGTTCCCTGGTGTCCTACACCAAACTCAGCCCGAACCACTCCGGGCAGCGTACCCACAGCATTGACCGCATCACGCCGCACTGCGTGGTGGGTCAGTGCAGTGTGGAAACGCTGGGCAACATCTTTTTGCCGACCTCACGGCAGGCAAGCAGCAACTATGGCATCGGCGTGGACGGTCGGGTCGGGATGTATGTGGAAGAGAAAAACCGCTCCTGGTGCTCCTCCTCCGCAGCCAACGACCAGAGAGCTATCACAATCGAGTGTGCCAGCGACAACACCGAGCCTTACGCTTTCAAGGATGTGGTGTACAAGAGACTCATCGAGCTTTGCACCGATATCTGCAGGCGAAACGGCAAAACCAAGCTGCTCTGGCTGGGCGATAAGACCAAGACGCTGAACTACACTCCGAAGTCTGACGAGATGGTTCTGACCGTCCATCGCTGGTTTGCGAACAAATCCTGCCCCGGCAACTGGATGTATGCCCGTATGGGCGATCTGGCATCCAGGGTCACGGCAGCTCTCGGCAGCGAGGTGAAGCCGGTCGAACCGACCCAACCCACCGGCACAATCAAAGCTGGCGACCTCGTGACCATTACGGGCAGTACCTACTACAACGGCAAATCCATTCCCGGCTGGGTGAAGAAGCTCTGCTGGTATGTGGTCGAGGTCAGCGGCGACCGTGCCGTCATCAATAAGGATGAATCCGGCAGGTACGCCATCATGTCGCCGGTCAAGACCTCTGCGCTTGCCGTGGCAGGCACGAAACCCGCCGGGGACTACCGCATCCACACAGTGGTGCATGGTGACACCCTCTGGGCAATCGCCAAGAAGTATCTCGGCAACGGCAGCCGCTATAAGGAAATCGTCAGCCTGAACGGGCTGAAAAGCAATGTCATCTACAGCGGCATGAAGCTGAAGATTCCGAATAAGTAAATCGAACCTATCACACGCCCTCTGCGGATTTTTCCGTGGAGGGCGTTATTTTTTTTGCCCATTTTACCCTGACAAAAGTGCCTTTTCTCTGGGTATAGCGAGAAACGCTATTTCTCAGTAATGAGGTATCAATCACTATGACAGACACGGAACGCTCACGAATTGTGGAACTCCAACACCAGGGCTACGGGTATAAGAAAATATCTGCTATAACAGGGCTACCGCTAAACACTGTAAAGTCCTTTTGCGCCAGACATCCTGTGCAGATCAAAGAGATGCCGGACTCAAATGCCCTGTGCCGAAACTGCCTGACTCCGCTTGAGCAGACACCGCATAAACGGAAAAGGATGTTCTGCTCCGATGCCTGCCGAATGGCGTGGTGGAACGCACATCCCGAAAGAGTGCAGCGAAAAGCGTACTACACACTCACTTGCCGGCATTGCGGGAAGCAGTTTGAAAGCTATGGCAACAGCCATCGGGTGTTCTGCTCCCGTGACTGCTATTTGAAATTCCGCAGGAAGGAGACCGACCATGAGTGATTACGATAAGCGTCTGTTTGCCTACCAGATGGCGATGGCACTCGCCCGGAGTATGCGTTCCAAGGGGCTGATATCAGCCAAAGAGTACGCTAAGATCGATACAATTATAGCCAATAAATACGGTATATCTTCGTGTAGTATATTCCGCTGAAATCACTGGATAAATCGTGTTTTTAGAGGTAATATGTCTCACACCAAGGGAGGTGAATCAAATGGAGAGAGTTGTAGAAAGGGTCGATGCCCTAATTCCCGCACAGCCGAGAGCTTTGCGGGTTTGCGCTTATGCCCGTGTTTCCACAGGAAAGGATGCCATGCTGCATTCACTGTCCGCGCAAGTCAGTTATTACAGTAAAATGATTCAGAGCCACAACGGGTGGTTGTACTGCGGCGTTTACAGCGATGAGGCTGTGACCGGCACAAAAAGAGAACGAGCCGGGTTTCAGCACATGATTGAGGAGTGCCGCCAAGGGAACATCGATCTTGTTATTACGAAGAGCATATCCCGTTTCGCCAGAAATACGGTGACGCTTCTTCAGGCTGTCCGAGAGCTGAAAAGCCTGGGCGTAGATGTGTTCTTTGAAGAGCAGCACATCCACACCATGAGTGCGGACGGTGAGCTGATGATGACCATCCTGGCGTCCTACGCACAGGAAGAGAGTTTGTCAGCCAGTGAAAATCAGAAATGGCGTGTCCGAAAAGCCTTTGAAAACGGAGAAATCATCAACCTCCGCTTTTTGTTCGGCTATGACATCACGCCGGACGGCATTCAGGTGAACGAGAAGGACGCTGCCATCGTCCGAGAGATATTTGCACGGTTCAACGGTGGCGAGAGCATGAGTTCCATCTGTCGTGACCTTGATGCCAGAGGACATAAAGGCGTTCTCGGCGGTACATGGTGTGCGGAGCGGATGCGGAATACCTTATCCAATGAAAAGTACCTCGGCAATGCGCTCCTGCAAAAGCGATACCGCAACAACCACATTGAAAAGAAGCTGTTGCCGAACCGCGGAGAGCTTCCGATGTACTATGCCGAGGGAACGCATGAGCCAATCATCGACCAGGCAACATTTGATAAGGCACAGGAGCGGCTCAGAATGCTGGCGCAGCAGACTGCCAACCGCAAGAAACCGACTCGTTCAGTTTTTTCGGGGCTGATTCACTGCGGACTGTGCGGCAACACCTATAAGCGCGTAACTTACCGCAAAAAGCACTACTGGAATTGCACTACATTCCAGACAAAAGGAAAATCCGAATGTGCCGCTAAGCGGATTCCGGAAGAAACGCTCGAAGTCCTCACCTGCGAGGTGCTGGGAGAGGGCGGCATCGACAGCGATATGGTCAGAAGCAAAATAACGGCAATCAGAGCAGAGATAAACAATGTGGTCGTGTACTGCATGGACGACGGTTCTGAAATCGTTAAACGATGGAAAGACCGCTCCAGAGCAGAAAGCTGGACGCCTGAAATGAAAGAAAAGGCACGACAGCGGGCATTACAGGCAAGGAGGAAAAAGGAATGAACAGAACAGCAGCACGGTCGGTCACAGTCATTCCGCCGACCATCAATCCGCTGACGCACCTTTCCAAGGTGGCTGTACAAAAACGGCGGGTCGCAGGATACGCAAGAGTGTCCACAGACAGCGATGAGCAGTTCACCAGCTACGAGGCACAGGTGGATTACTACACGCAATACATCAAACGCAATCCCGAATGGGAGTTTGTTAAGGTTTACACCGACGAAGGCATTTCCGGCACGAATACCAAGCATCGCATCGGCTTTAATGAAATGATCGCCGACGCCATGTCCGGTAAAATCGACCTCATCGTCACAAAGTCGGTCAGCCGCTTCGCCCGAAACACGGTTGACAGCCTGGTTACCATCCGCAAACTGAAAGAAAAAGGCGTAGAAGTCTACTTCGAAAAAGAGAACATCTACACCTTTGACGGCAAGGGCGAACTGCTGCTCACCATCATGTCGAGCTTGGCACAGGAAGAAAGCCGCTCCATATCCGAGAATGTTACCTGGGGACAGAGAAAACGGTTTGCCGATGGAAAGGTCAACCTCCCATACAAGCAGTTCCTCGGCTATCGCAAAGGAGCGGACGGTTTTCCAGAAGTCGTTCCGGAGGAGGCAATCGTTGTCCACCGGATTTATACTCGATTCATGGAGGGGTTGACGCCGGGGGCCATTGCAAAGGAACTGACAGCAGATGGGATTCCGACTCCATCGAGAAAACAACGCTGGCAGACCAGTACAGTGGAAAGCATCCTTCAAAACGAGAAATACAAGGGCGCTGCACTCCTTCAGAAATGCTTCACGGTCGATTTCCTCACAAAAAAGAGGAAGGTCAATGAGGGCGAGGTGCCGCAGTATTATGTGGAACACAGCCATGAGCCGATCATTACGCCGGAAGAGTTCGACAAAGTTCAGACGGAGCTTGCGCGGCGTAAGAGGATAAGCCGTCAGTACAGCGGAAAGAGCATTTTTTCCTCGCGCATCGTCTGCGGGGACTGCGGTTCCTACTTCGGCTCGAAAGTCTGGAACTCGACCTCAAAATACCGCAGGGTCATCTGGCAATGCAACGGCAAATTCAAGGGCGAGCACAAATGCGAAACACCGCATCTGGACGAGGAAACCATTAAAGCGCGATTCGTGGCCGCCCTTAACGCTATCATCGAAAGCAAAGACAACATCCTTGAAGATTGCCGATTGATGCAAGCCACCCTGACAGACTGTACAGGCATTGATACAGAAATCGAGACCCTGCTTGAGGAGGTCGAGGTTGTGACCGAACTGACAAAACGCTGCATCGCAGAGAATTCGCAAACGGCACAGAACCAGGAAGAATACGCCGCCCGGTACAATGGGTTTGTAGAGCGGTATGAAAAAGCCAAGGCACAGCTTGAGCAGCTCCGCGCCACAAAGGCGGCACGGGAAGCCCAAGCAGAAGCCATCGGAGCATTTATGTTCGAGGTGCAGGAATTGGATGCCCTCACCGAGTTTGACGAAAAGCTCTGGTTGACAGTCATTGACACAGTGACCGTTCACGCCGACGGACGAATGACCTTCAAATTCCAGGGTGGTAAAACGCTCACTTCTTATTGACAATTCTCTAATCACGTTGTATAATCGGTATATACCGAAAACAAAAGGAGGAAAGCGTCCATGCCAAGACCGCCACGGTGCCGACGGATTTGTGGTGCGCCGCAAGTCGATACATTCTGTCCCGACGGATGTGGGGATAGAGAGCCGATCCTGCTGACGCTGGACGAGTACGAGGTCATGCGGCTGGTTGACTTGGAGCGGCAAACCCACGAGCAGTGTGCCGCACAGATGGACATTTCCCGCTCCACCGTGCAGGAGATTTACGAAAGCGCACGACGCAAGATCGCAGCGTGTCTTGTCCACGGGAAACCGCTGCACATCACCGGGGGAAACTACCGTATCTGCGGAGGACAGGAGGCAGCCCACTGCGGCCGCTGCTGCCGGATGCAGAGAGGCAACACGGAAAAAACAGGTAAAAATTGTAAAGGAGATTCCATGATGAAAATTGCAGTTACCTATGAAAACGGTCAAATCTTTCAGCATTTCGGCCATACCGAACAGTTCAAGCTTTATGAAGCTGCGGACGGCAAAATCACTCATGCGGAAGTTGTTGATACCAACGGCAGCGGTCACGGCGCACTGGCAGGCTTCCTGATGCAGAACGGCGTGGACACTTTGATTTGCGGAGGCATCGGCGGCGGTGCGCAGGCAGCTCTGGCCGAAGCGGGCATCAAGCTC